GTTTTGGCAATGCGGGCGATTATGTAGGGGAAATCGCGGTGAGTAACTTGTCTTTCTCTTAATCAGAGATTGGTATTTTATCAAATCAAAAACCCACTTCGGTGGGTTTTTTGTTGACTATAATATTTAGTAATGCTGGCGAGTATCATAAATAACTGTATGATACACTTCATATACAAAACAACTCACGTTAATGGAAAATACTATATTGGAAGACATAGTACAGAAAATATCAACGATGGCTATATTGGGTCTGGGACATGGCCAAGATCGATAAAAGATCAAACAACACTTACACGAGAAGTACTTGAGTATGCAACCGATGCAACTGCACTTAAATTACTTGAGGGCAAATACCTTGCAGAACACTATAATAAGCCGGGTTGTATGAATCTTACATCAGATCCTGTGGGATTTGAATCGACTAATAACCCAATGAAAGATCCATCAGTTGTGGCAAAATTGAGTGGTAATAACCATTGGACTAAAACTAATCCCAAATCTGTTGAAATATTAAGACAAAAACAAAATAAGTTAGTTAGTGAAGGAAAACATAATCTACAAGGTGATCGTAATCCAAACAAAGATGGTCGGAACGCCAGTGCGGCAATGGCCAGTGGCAAACACATCAATTTGACCAATAATCCCAGCAAGTGGCGTAGTGAGGCAGGAATACATCACTGGCAGAATGGTAATAGTCCTAATGCTGGAGGTAAGTTAAACAAAAAGTTAATTAATGCTGGAACACACAACTTGCTTGGGCCTGAACATAATCGCAAGATGATTGCTGAAGGCAAAAATCCCTGGGTTGGTGCAGAGTCGAATCTAAAACGTCTTGTCAACGGAACACACCCTAGTCAAATGAAAAAAACTTGTGAGCATTGTGGAAAAATAGCAAGCATATCAATGTACACTCGTTGGCACGGTCTCAATTGCAAACAAAAGGAAACTAAATGAACTCAAGACAATATGAAAAAATGATGAATGAAGCTCGGGAAATAACCTTAGCACAAGCCAATATTACTGAGTACAAAACTGCATGTTTGTCCGCTGACAGAACACAGTATGAAGTTACTTTTAACGATGGGTCAACAAAACTTATATCCAGTGGTTTTGAATATTTTGAAGACTAACCTTAAACTTTATACCAACTCAAGAATTTACTGATCTTTTGAGTCACACTAGCCCAGTCACCGCGTGTGGGTTGTCTAAACAATCGTGCTGTGGTATACCACGGGCTATCATCGCGATTCAACAACCAACGCCAGTCCAGTCCGTATTGGTTGAGCATGATCCAGGTGGGTCGTCCCAGTGAACCGGCCAAGTGACTGATTGCAGTATCAACTGAAACCACAACATCCAGGTGCATCATCAAGGCTGCTGTGTCTGCAAAACTGGAGATAGCACCAGGATATCTTGTGACGCCTGCTTGGGCCAATTGTTGTTCTTCTTCCTCACTGGCATCAATCTGCAGGTTGATCCACTCGTATTGTGGACATGATCGAATCATTTCAAGTATCACAGGGAACGGCACGCTCTTGTGTTGATGTATCCAGGAATCCTTGCGACCACTCCAGCTCACTCCCACTCTCATGCGATTCTTTGCTCCCAGGCGATGTAACCATTGCTGTGAGAGCCCGGGATCAGCAGTGAGATAGTTGTGCAGTCTTGGGATGTTGTCCACAGTGACTCCCAGTATGCCCGGGATGCTCATGATGGGTACCCAGTAATCAAATGCGCCCATGTCATCTGTATAACGACCTATTGACTCAAACATGTTGCTGGCACCCAACAGTGGAATCAACCCGTCTGTAACTTGCAGTTTGATCTTTGCACCTCGCTCGTTTAAGTTATAAAGAAATCTACTAAACTGAATACAGTCGCCATGGCCTTGTTCGCCTACCACAAGAATAGTTTTATCTTTTAAATCTTCTCCGTGCCAGCGAGGCTGTGCAAATTTTGGCTCAGTACCGGCCAAGTGTTCAAACTGCCAGCGAGTTTCATACTGTGGCCAACCACGAGCATAATCGCCCATCATCAAATAACACACAGCAAGATTGAATTGTGTGGTTATGTTTGTGGGGTCAATTGCAATTGAATTTTGTAAAAACGGGACACCACGTTCGGGATATCCGCATTCACGGATCACATTGCCATAGTTGCAAAATGCCGGGGCATTGTCAGGATCTTCGATCATGACTTGAGCATAACATTGTAATGCCAGTTCAGGTTCATGTTGGGCTCGATGTTGATTGCCCTTTTCAATTAAGTCAGCTTGTTGTTGGTTCATAGGGATATTTACTGCTTAAAAATAGGATGAAAATATAAATAAAAGTGCGAGTCGCGATGCGCTAACATCCACCCGCTCTAATAGTTGTAAAGGAACTACCAGCATGATATTTACCGACCATAATTTTTACGTATATGCTTATCTAGATGATAACAATTTACCATATTACATTGGTAAAGGCAGAGGAAACAGATTCAAAGATAAAACTCATAGAGTATTAGTACCAAAAAATAAATCCAAAATTTTATTTGTTTATAAAAATATTTCTGAACTATGGGCATTTGCACTAGAAAGAAAACTTATTAAATGGTACGGAAGAAAAGATCGAAAAACAGGCATACTTGAAAATAGAACTGATGGTGGTGACGGCCCGTCGGGACAAGACCACAAAGGAAGTAATAACCCTATGTGGGGTAAAAAACAGTCTGAACAATCTAATATTTTACGTAGTATAGCAAATAGAGACAAGCCTTCAGCAAATAAAGGTAAAAAACTAGGTCCGTATTCTGCCGAAAGAAGAGCAAAAATGAGCGCCGGTCAACTTGGAAGAGTTCTGTCTCCCGAAACTAAAGAAAAAATTAGACAGGCTCGTCTAAAGTACTGGGCTTCTGCTAAATAAGAGTAACACAATTCTGTGTTTTATGCGGCGATTAACCCCACCGCGTAGTCGCTGAAACCGACATTGGGCTTCTATAAGGAGAAATCAAAATGGGACGAGCTCTAAAAATACAAAAAACAAACAACAGCATTTTAACTGACGCTGGATATCCAAACATGGGCAGTTTGACAGCACCGGTATATCCCAGTGTTGACACACTTAGCGACACTGAATATTTGGGTGTGGTTGGCGGATCACCCACTACCAGTACTGCAACCACAACCAATCCTGAAATTGCTTGCGTGGTAAACATAACTTTGGCAGATGCGACAACCACTGGTTCGGGCGCAGGAAGAATTATACGTCAAAAAGGCGCACACAAGTTCTTGGTTGCTTACACAGCATCAACCACAGCACTCAGCGTGGGTCTTATTGTTGGACAATCGTATCAAATTGTGTCATTGGGCACCAGTGACTGGAGTACCTTGATGAGTGGCACAGCCGCAGTAGGCAAGGTGTTTACTGCCTTGGCAGTAGGCGCTGGTAACGGCACAGTATATCCAGTTGGGCAATGTGTACTTTCAAATGCCGCCACTGCCAGTGCCGGATACATGAGCATTAGATTCAGCGTTGGTGACTCAACAGCAGTGTATGCCAGTTATATTACCAACAAGTGGGTACGTGATTGGACAGGCATGACCTATGGTAATTATGCAGATACCAACTATGGTACAAACACACAATCTAGCGAATTGTTTTACCCAACCAACTTCTTCACAGACGAAGGCACAGTCACATGGTCCGGTGCAGATGTTATTGCCGGTGCTCAATCACAAAACGGTTCATTACAATTGGCACAGGTAACCAGCGTTACAAGTTAATTTTTTAACCCAACCGCATCCTCCCAGATACATACTGGGGGGATTTTTTTATGACTGTGGCATTTGTATTAGGCAACGGCGTGAGCCGACAAAGTGTAGATTTGAATTGGTTAAAAACCCAAGGACAGGTGTACGGCTGTAATGCCATCTATCGCGAGTTTGTTCCGGATGTGTTGATCAGTACAGATCCACCCATAAGCGAAAGAATACAGCATGAAGGTTACAGTGCCCAACATGTTCACTACACACGCAAACCCTTGCCCGACACAGGTGCAAGAAAGATTGCACAACAATATTTTGGATACAGTTCGGGGCCGGCAGCAGTGGGGCAGGCTGCATTAGACCAATGTTCTGCAATATATTTGATTGGATTTGATATGGGACCAAATCGTACCGGGACATTCAACAATGTGTATGCTGGTACAGAATTTTATAAAAAAAGTTCGGCTGGCCCTACATACACTGGCAACTGGATTAGACAGTTAGTAACAATTGCAAAAGATTATCCTCGAGTTAATTTTTTTCGAGTCACAGGAGAAACCACAGCAGAAATTCGGGACCTGTTGGGCATAGCAAACATGACACATATTCCAATAAGTCAGCTAAAATACCACATAAATACCTCAAAGGACTGACACATGCCGATCACATTCACGCCAGGACTCACAATGACCCCGGGGGTTACTGTGGCAGCATCAAGTGTTTCTAATTATAGTGTACAGTTTGATGGATCCAATTATCTCACAACCCCATACTCTTCGGCATATAGTGTAAGTACAAACGCATTTACCATTACCAACAACGGAACAGCCACGGTATCGTCTACTAACCCGTTCCCTTAATAGTTTTTAATTTTTAGTTTCTTTGGTGAACTCTTGTTCCAGCAACAAAATTTTCCCCTGCACAGCATCTAGATTCACTGTGTTCCACAAACCAGGATGCATGGGCTTGGGCCATGTGCCAGCATCAATCCAGGCATAACCCAAGTGTTCATGGTTGAGTCTGGGAGTAAATTCTGTATCAACCACGCAAACCCAAGTATGATATTCAAATGCTGAATCTGCCGACGTAAACTTTTCTAGTGGTATCAATCTCAAGTAAGTGGGAAAGAATCCCAGTTCTTCAATGCACTCACGTTCCATGCCACCTAGCAATGTTTCGCCTGTTTCGATCTTGCCGCCAGGCAAGCCCCAGGCACCCGGATGCTTGTTGTCGTTTCTTAAAAGATAAAGATAGCGTCCTGTGTCCCTGCTACGGAACCACACACCCACTGCTTTCAAAGCACTAGACTCCAGGTGCCGCCGACATAAACACCTTGATAACTCTTGAGCCATTGTGTACCAGTCCATTCATACTGGATGCTGGTGGTGATATTGGTAACATATTGTATGGTATCAGCTTGAGCTATACTATTAAACACTACTTGCCAGAATATACCATTCCATTCAATCACATCATTGGCTGATGCTACTAATGGTTGTCCTGTATCACCAAGCCATGCTTCGGCAGGATATTGGTTTGTAGCTGATCCAGTGGGCTCGGTTAACAAATATCGTTGTCCCACAGCCGGCACAGGCAAGCCGTAACCGGGACCGCTGACCAAAGGATCAATAATGGCTGTGACAGGATCCAGTGTGTTTTGGGGCAAAGTATCTTGGTCGATATCATATATTAACAACCTGTCGTCGTTGGGGTTAATGGCCACGGTACCTACAATTACCGAATCGTCAGATTGAGTCAATCTGATTTGACTGATGCCAGGACGTAAAACACCATACGCACTTATCACGGCCGGCCATAACAAACTGCTGTCGGCAACAATTTGCGTAGGAGTTAGATCTTCGTTTGAGCCATTAGGCACAATTGTTCTACTCTGAATACATTGTATTTGGTTACCAATAACAACAACTTCGTAGTTCCAAGGAGTAACAATAACTCTAGTGCCCAACAACAAATCATTGTCTGTGACAGCGTTGCTCAAATCACCTTGTGCGTCGTACATGCTGGCAATCACACGCTCAACTACTCCTAGTTTCTTAACCTTGGCCGGTGCTGATATCCATATAGGCATGCTGAATTTGATAGTGGCCATGTCTATAGGGTTATCTGTACCAATTGGTACAGTTCTTGAAGTCCATGTTACTGAATCTAAGTCAACCACACTCAAACTGGTCCAGTCAATGTAGTTGTCTGTGCTTTGTATTTCTAAACTTGGATTAAACAAGGTCAGCAACTGTTCTAACAACTGCATTTTTTGATTAGTGTTGCTGGTCCAAATATCCAACGTAATACCCAGTTTGTACGGCACAGGCATTAGTCGTTCAACAGTAAATGCATTGCCTTGTGTGGTATTGTAGGTGTCAGTTTCGGTATCATATTCGCGTTGACGAACTTGAATTTTGTTCACGTGATACGGTTCTTGCATCCTGGGTCGATCATAATCCAAACTGCTAATATAAAAAGTCATCAAGGGACTTGCAGTCATTGAGTTGCGGCTGTTTTCTTGTATGATAACTTGTGCATTGCGACTGGCATCTCCATAACGAACTGGTACACGAATTAGTGCGGCATTGTTTACACCATCTGTTTCGTTACCATATTCAATTTGAAAGTTGCTGACAATCCGGGTAAACTGTAATAGGAAACGTCGGATTTGGGCATCATAGAAGAAGTTTTGACTCATTGTTTAACTCGATTTCTGGCCCGGTTGTGTTGGCGGATATGGTTTAGTATCTTGAAACCCTTTCTGGTCTCCGTTGTCGGCACGTGGTTTGAGTATTTGGCTAAGACTTTGACGACTGGGAATATTACCAAGATCTGTTGTGGGCACAGTGTATGTATTGTTAACAAAGCTGGAGCGTAAAGTATTGTTGGGTACTCCGTTGTTGAGATTGGTTTGCACTTTGTCCTCTATTTTTGCCCAACGCTGTCCCGAATAACGGAACAAGCGATTTGGGAAGTAATCTAATCTCAAACAGAAGTCTCCGGCCACAGCACCTAGTGGGAAAGAAACTCCGGTAGTAACTGGCAGTCCATTTGGCGGTATGCCATCTCCGGTTAGATAACCCACAGTATAACCATCTGATTTAGGTGTGACATTCATGCCACCTTGCGTACCGTCCACAGTGTCACCATCTATGGTAGTAAGTGATGTGGGATTAGCAGGTTGTCCGTTGTCTAATGTAGGTACAATATAAAACTTTTGTGTGTCGTACCCAGACAGCGGAACTTCAACATCGGCTTGTGTGAGAATAGCATTGTTGATTTCGTTGTCCTTGGTACGAGTTGAAAATACTTCGCTCTGAGTGGGCGGAGTATAAACAGCCCAATACTCGGTATTGGTAATATCCGTGTCAGCAGGTACATTTTTAAGGGCTTGGTAATACACATCACCCGAGTTAGTAACCCAACCCGTGGGATAAAAATTGCCATTGTCCCAGATGTTTTCCGACACAACAGGCTTCTTTAGTATGTCTTTGAACTCTTGGTTGTTGGTCATTGGGGTTGCTTTCACCCGCCATATGTGTGGCAACCATGTTTGGCTCATGCCTTCTGTAGCATAGTCAGCATCTTGTACCACGTAGTACCTGGGCAAAGGCTGTGGTATGTCCTTGTTTAAGGGATAGTAATCTTTTAAATTGGGTATTTCTAACACATCACCATTCATGATCTTGCGGCTCAAACTGTCAATCATGTCGTTGAAGTGGAAGGTTATGAACAACGTATCGTTGTTTAAGAACAAGCCAAACTGTGTTAGGTCAAAGTCGATGTCTTGGTGATTGTACACACCGCGCATGACGTAAATGTCCGGGTCGTAAATTCTGTCACGGTTTTCCAGCAACAGCAAGTCCTGTATGTGTAATGGATCTAACGTATCGTAAATCGGTTGAGTGGCATCGTAGTTGCTGGACAGCGCCGAATCTTCGCCACCGG